TCGCAACTACAGCAGCCATACACCGGCAGTTGATTGTACTTTCGGGCTTTACCGGCCTGCCCTTTTCGCCAGGGTCTCCCGGCGCCTTTAACCTGTCTCCGTTAATTGGATCTACAAAATAATCGTCAAAATCCACCACTGTACTGTTTAAAAGTACATGGCTTGCATGGTCGTTAGGATTGTTACCCCTTACCCTTGCATCCCTTGCTGATATCCATTCTTTGCTTTGTTCGTATTCAAAGGTTTCACTTGCTGCCAGTACACCGGCATTCGCTGCCCTGCCTACTTCAGTTCTTACTATCCTTGCGGCCTGTGTAGCTGATAACGGTAATTCCTCCAATGCCTCAACCGTCTTATCAACTCCCCAACCTTCATCAATACTTTTCTGTAATACATTTAATAAAACTGAACGGGTATAAGCTGATACCCGGAAGGTGATCTTTTCAAGCAGGAACTGATATAGGTAGTTTTTAAGCCACTCAACCCATACATCATTGAATCCGAATCCCTTTAATTCTATCCCGAACTCGCCGCCCTTTACTTCAAGCGTTTCATGTGAAACATTCTTTGTTCTCGTTTCTCTTTTCTGTTGTAAGAATTGCCGCCACTGCTTCCTTGCATATCTCAAACCAACCTCCCGGTATAACTGCTGAACTATTGGCGCACCGGGAAAGTCAATAATAGAATGTGCTTTATTCATAGCCGCACTTATGCCGCCAGATTTCAGCGCATTAATTACGGTATCAACCTGACCTTTGATTGAATCACGGATTTTCGGGAAGTGTTTGGTTTCAAACTTCCTGTTTATCCGTTCTGCTTCCTGTATGTAGTTTCTCCGATTCAATTCTTTCTGTTAATAATTTTCTTAAGTTCTGCCGGTGTTCCCTTTCCATTCTGCACTGCCTTTCCCGTTCCGTTACCGGATATATTGCCATTACCTTCTTCCTGATTTCCTTCTTCATCATAGTTTAAAGCATTGTCCACTGGGTTCATCTGCCACTCGGTAAGCGGCTGGCCCATCTGTGGGGTGATCCAGGGTTCATTAAATTCGGGTATCTCTAATTCCTCAAAGCCAAACTGCTCCCTGATTTCATTCGGAGTAAACACCTGAGAAACCCGGCTAATCCAGTTGGCCACCTCGTTTAAATCATAGGCAAGCTCTGAGTAAACCGTCATATCAAAATCCACATATACGTTTTTCCCTTTAAAACCCCAATCAGTTTTTAGTTTCCAGTTCAACATATCCCTGAAGCAGGTCATTTCAGGCAAGGCACAACGGGTAGTCAAAGCCCTTTCGCCGACTTTGATATTATCCAATGTCATCACCTCGGTTGACCCCAAAGCAGGAGGCACCCCGAAAATGTTATAGATACGAACTAAATCCCATTTCTCTGCCTCAATTATCTGCATATCCTTTGCCGATAACCCCAAAGACAAAGCACCTACCTTGTACGGACTTGTAGCCATCTTTCCGTAATGATCTTCCCCAGTGTATTCGTTCTTCAGCTTCAGCTTCAGGTTTTCCATCATTGCCACACCGTCCTGACTTGTCCGTTCTACCGGATCGTCAAGATAAAGTACATGGTCAAGCCCCCGGTTTTTATACTGCGATGCCGTTGCTTTTGCTGCTGAGTTATTTCTACTTATCACACTCTGTAAAGCAGCTTTCAGCGGGGCCATGCCGTAATGATGCCCACCCATGATATCCCACTTCGGGTTAGGGTATTTGTCATGCAGTACAGCCATCCGGTCAAACTTACCTTTGTCACCTAATGCGGTTATTTCGTAAGCCGTAACCTTTGACGGGAAAGTATTATCAATCTTCAGCGTTACTTGATCTGATGGGAGGTTATGTAAAAAAGAAGGCAAGCCTATGTTTGCCCCGCCATGAAGCGGATCACCCCAAACGTACCTGTTCCCGGTTATCAGCTTGTACAAACAACCGGAAATCAAAAAGGCTGTCCATGTTTCGGCCTCGTTTGGATATGTTAGCAACTCTTTCAGCCTGCCTTCGGCTAACCCATAGCTTTCAATAGATACTAATGCTTTATGCCTGCTTTCTCTGGCCTGCTTAAAGTTTTTGGGTGAGATGTTCTTACGGCTCATTATAGCCTTGTACCGCTTCAGTTCTTCTTCGTCCTCTACCTTATACAAGCCCCAGGGTGCCACCGTTATCTTGTCCAAGATCAACTGAATAGCCGAATAGACTATATCGTTAAGCTGGTAAGCATTCGTAATATAAGAGGTCTGGTTATCCGGCGGGCCGACAAACAACCCGTTTGGCCCAATCGCAAACCGGGGGCCGGCAAAGGCCTTAACCCGTTCAATCAGGTTTCTCGTTTTGCGGCTCAAAAATATCCTTTCAAATATGTTCATTTACCAGTTGGTTATGAATTTAGGTTTTGCCAGCTTCGTGAAAACAGCGTATCGCAAAGCATCCATAGCATGATCGTTGAACTTTACAGGCTCGTCCCTGTCCTTGTCCTTCACCGGCCTTCCGTTTACGTCTGTTTTCCACTTGTAGCTTTTAATTTCCTTTAAAATATCTGCACTGCCTTTAGTAATGTAAAGCGGCAGCGACTTTACTTTCCTGATCCCCTCTGTTACGTCCTTATCAGCTTCTTTTGCGTTAAACCCAGCTCGCCTCAGTTCCTCAATCGTTTTTGGTTCGGCACTATCACAAAAGATTTCCACATTTTTGCCCATCTGCAGTTCCTTGTACCGTTCAATCAGATCACCCGTTGTTAGCCTGGTTTCGTGCAGCACCTGTTCAACATAAATAGCCCCCTCGTACATTTCCACCCTTACCAGGGATGAAGGAACATTAAACCCGAAGTCCTGACCCATCCAAACCTCACCTTTACCAGGCAACCCATCACACAGCTTCCAATGTGTGTAAATCGTGTCCCGGCTTAACCCTTTCAGTCCTAATCCAAACACCCGCCAGTGATCAGGGTCGGCTTCCTTTAGAAACTCAATCTCACTTACCAACTCTGATTCCAGAAACGGGTTATCCAGGTAAGTAGTGATAAAGAAGTCCGCATCAGGCCGGGGTTCCAGCTTGTCATAAATCCAGTGGAACTCATCGGAAGGGTTATAGTCTAAAATTATCTTATCAGTTGTCCTCACATTAAGCTGGAAGAAATCCTCATAGCTTAATTCATTGGCTTCGTTGATAAAACAGACATTCCTTTTCCGGCCCCTGATCTTCTGCGGCTGATCCACAGAAATAAATTCAACCAAATTTCCAAAGAGCAGATAAGTCATTTCTGACTTGTTATGATTGGCCTCAGAATACCAGTTTTCATCAGCTATTATCTTCAGAAAGTCCCGGTAAGCTGAACCCTTTAATGCTGGCAGGGTTTTCCTAACTATTGAGATAATCCAGCCCGCATTCCTATTCTCAAAACACCATTCGCAAAGAACTTGTATGATTGAGTAGGTTTTTCCGCTTCGGGTTCCACCCTGGTTTATCGTTATCCGCTTCCCACTCTGCTTATTGTCATAGTACGAAGTACACTGCTGCCATCCGGATTTGCGCCTAGTTTCAGGCTGTTCTATCAGTTGGATGGACATAAGGGGCTTCGTTGTTTCCTGTATCAAACCAGCTTGGTTTTTTGCCCATATCAATACCGCCACTCATTTCATGCTCAGTCTTATCCTTCCAGCCCATGTTCTTTAGGGCAAAGATGGCACCGGCACAAGCCCCCTCACCTAATCTTGTTTCGTAACCCGATTCAACACAAAGGCGAAGTCTTTTTATAATGTAAGAAAAGCCATCCCTTGTTTCCATATCATAAAACGACTGACGGGATTCAAAACCAAGCGAATAGCAAAGCCCGGTAATGGTTGGGTTCTTACCTTTGTCCTCACATTCAGCAAAAAACTTTTCGGCTTCAATTTGAAGGTCTGCCGGGTTTTCGTAGTATGCTGGTCTGCCCCCTAAATTCTTTTCTTTTACATCTGACATAACGCAAAAAACCCCACCTTTTACAGCGGGGTATAATAATTAAAAAGTTCACCGCTTTTGGCAGTGTAAATAGTATTTTTCATGGCTCATAAAGGCTGTTAACCCTTATGGAATGTAAAATAAGTAAATAGTTTTGATATTCGGCAAATTATTTTTTAACACCCGTATTTTGAAGGTTCAGGATAAAGCTCTTTCAATACTTCGGTCATGTGGTATTCCATTGCCAGCGGGCCTGTTGAAAAGAATAACCTGTCTTTGATAGCTGAATAGATTTTTTCTTTGCTCAGGCCGGTTTGGTTAATTTTAAGGTCATCCATGTACTCAGCTTCACTGCCACAATTAAAGTACAAAGACTTCAGGCAAAGTTCGTTCTTCCATTCTGCTGGTGTGTTTATTCTTTGGAAGTCGTGTTTATTGAATATACAGGGAACATGAATATCAAAGTTAAGCGGCTCTGCCCATTGAAATATCTTTAAGGTGTTTTCTACCGCCTGTTTATACGCCGATCGGGTTCGCTTCAGCTCGTTTTCCAGCGGGCCGTTGTGCCAGGCTTTTATCTCTGAAACGTCCAAAGGCTTTAAAAGCAGGTGATCGTCATGCCACATAATGAAGTTTTCGGATATTACCGGCAGCTCACAGGCTTTTAGTATTTTGCTGCAAATATCCCACTCTTTGCGGTTGGGGTCATGGCTTGCCTGAATGTAAAAAACCTTGTCTGTATTTATCCCTTTTGGCAGATCGCCAATTATCCAAACACCTCTGTACCCTGTCAGGTACTTTTCTATTGACCGCAGCGCA